TATCCATCTACTTTGTCAACCAAATCTTCTTTAATAGCTTCAACTTCACCAGCCAAATCGGATGAATAACGCTCTTCCAATTTTGCTGTTTCAGCATTAACTTTTGAATTTAATGCAGCTTCAAAGATAGTAGCAGCTTTCTCTTTAAAGCCTTCGGACAATGTGTCCTCGTCTTTAACTAGAGCATCGATGTCTTCCTTAAATTGGTCATCCTCAACCACATCACCTTCGCTTCCGTCGTCAGCTTTCACTTTCTTCTTCTTCAATGGTTTTGCTTTTGGTTCTACTTGGTCTTCCTTTTTAAGGTCTTCATCTTCCTTTTCTACTTTTTTAGCCTCATCTTTGGATTTTTTACTTTCCTTTTTAGAGTCCTTTTTACCTTCTACTTCTACATCTCCTTCGTCTTCATCCCCTGCATCATCCTCTTCTTCTTCCTCATCTTCAACTTTAGCTTTCGCTTTAGCTGTTTCTGCGGCTTCAAAGACTTTGTCAAGGTCCTCTTTTGACATTTCTGCCAAAGAAGCATTAATTGCTGTTACTGTACGAGCTGCTGTTAGAGGCGCTTCTGGAATATCTAATTCCTCAGCTTCTACTTGCGTATCCTCAACAATAACCTCATCTACAGTCTCATCAATTTTTTCGTCTTTAATTTCAGACATTGTATTCTCCTTTAGAGATTATAGTTTAGAGAGGAAATGCTCAAATCCTGCAGTTTGTTTCTCTTCTGAGAACTTCACTTTGGACTCTTTCACTTCTGTCTCACCTTTATCAATTGCTTGAGTTTTTATATAATGACCACTACCATCATCCTCCCAATTAACACCTTCCATAATGCCATTTACAAACGCATTAGGTGCTGATGGGTCTTGTACGATATCAATTGTGTTAAGCATGAAATCATCCCTAACATAATTAGCGCCATCTTTAAAATCCAAACTTCCCATACCACGACTTGACACTCCGAGTTGGACTCCGCCTTCAACCAAACCTTTAACAATTTGACCCATAGGGGTATCTAAAATAAGTGCCTTTCCCATCACATTATTACCATCCCATGCGAGCTCGGTAATTCTGTGAGAAACTTTATCCAAATTAATGGAAGGACCGTCCGGGTGATTAAGCTCACCTACCGCACGTCCTGTAATTACTTGTTCATTGACAAATTTGTCAACGGCAGATGTTAAGACTTCCCTGGTATAAATCCTACCATTCTTATTCTTATTTTCTGCTTGCATGAAAATACCTTCTAAAAAGGTACTCTTCTTACCATTCTTACCCTCTTGGATTGAATATCCAAGGGAATGGTCTGTATATTCTGCAATTAACTTCATTTATGCTCCCATTAATTTGATGAAATCTTTTAGTGCTGCTTCAGCAGCTTTTAAAGAACGATAACTATCCATCTTTATGCCATCAATATACAAATTAAATTTATTTGTAATGACTGCTGTAGTTTTCTTCTTTCTTCCAAGTTTGGTTAATTCCTTGGCTACCTTTTCACCTGGGGGTAATTTTAACTTAGCTTCTAATACTTCGTTAAATGATTCTTTAAACGTTAACATCTGTTGCTTCTTCCCCTTTTGGTGTCTCCACCGCAGGTTCTTCAACGGCCGGAGAATCGTCTGATGCTCCATACATCTTTGAAGCAACTTCTTGTTTATGTGTATCTAATGCGTCAATAAGTTTGTCTTGCATAATGCTATTAAAAACATTGTTACTTTTTTGCGCATCACCCTTTTTTATGTTATCAATTAAATTTCTTGTGCTCATAATTCTTGTATCTTATTTATAAAATTGTTTATTTCCAGTAAACTTTTTGTATACTTTATGTATTCCTTAAAGTTTATATTGGTGCATTCGACAAATCTGGATTAATATCACCTGGCTCCAGTGGGTCGTCTTTGTTTTGCTTGTTAATATCTTTAATTTCTTCATCATTTAACTTAAGAATATTACGGCGTACCCAGTCTTTAGACCAGAACAGACCAATATATTCGTCCATCATTTGAATTGTTTCTATTCTTTCTTTAAGGATTTCACTATCCTTAAGTTCAGCATAGTAGTTATCACGTGAATATTCAACCATCATACCTTCTCTAATGTTTATCCAATCACTTGGAACAATAATCTTTTTAAGGACCAATTGTCTTTTAAGTGCTTCATAAAAAATATTAGAAAATTTGTTTCGAATTCTGTCAATAAATTTTTGAAATTTAAGCTCATCACGAGTAATTTCTGAGGAACGACCAACTGAAAATGCATCAGCTTCTTGTAGTCGACTCATTGGAATATTTAAAGCTCTATATAATTTGTTTTGGAAATACTGTATATCTTCAATCTCTCCAAGATTTGCACCACCTGGTAGAGTATCAATTTCAGTTCCACGACCACCCTCTCTACGTGGTAGCCAAAAATCTTCCATAACATTTCTATGAACCTTTTCATCTTTAATATTACCAGTGGTTGGGTCATATACTATCTTATTGCGATACCTATTCATAGTATTGTTGAGGTATTCCTCAGCCTTGCCTTTAGGTAGGTTACCAACATCTATATAAAATATACGTCTCTCAGGTGCTCTTGAAATTCTGTAAATGACAAGAGAGTCTTCCATCATACTGAGTTGATTTAAAGGTTTAAGAGCTTTATTTAAATAGCCTACAACCTTATTGCGTTCTTCATTTAATAGACCTGAATTAACTTGGATAATAGAATCAGGGTGAATACGTAAACCTTCACCGGTTTGGACTAGCATATCATCCTGGTATATGTAGTATTCCTCTCCCTCTTTATTAAGTTCAGCTCCTGTCTTAGGGTCTTTAACCTTTTCAACTTCCTTAACCTTACGAATTTTGGTTGGGTCAATTTGTCTTAATTCAAATATACCCGCATCTGTTTTATTTTCATTAATAATAACATGGAAGAATAATCGACCATCTGTATACCAACGTCTAAATAAGTCATATGCGGTATTTTTAAAATTAAGTAAGTTAATAATTCTATTAAATTCTTCTTGAATTAAATCCTTAACATTATCCTTTTGGTCAAGGTTGTCAAGGTTTAATTGTACAATAACCCCTGACTCTTCTGTAATGGCTTCATTACATATGTCCTCAATAGCCATATCCACCTCTGGATATGAAGCTATCGTACGATATTTCATTATTAATTCTTTATCATTTTGGAATTTATCTCCCTGTAAGTCCATATACTGGCCAAAGTATCCGCCAGTGGGAGAAATTTCAAACGCGCCGTCCTCATTGTCTACTGCGAATGATAGTGGTTTCTTTTTGTCGTCTATGGCTTTTCTTTTAAAACTAAAGCCAAAAAATCTGTTTTTATCTTCTGCCATTTAAATAATTCCTAATAACACTCTTTCTTAAATATTATTTATAACACTTAAGAAAGAGTGCCCGAGGGCACTCCTTAAGTTATTATATGATGATTTACGTTGTCTTATCAGATTCCCAATACTGCACTTGTAACTCAACTGGAAATTCCTCAATAACACTTTCGTTCTCATAACCCACTTCAATAGCTCCTAAAGAAGTTGGCCATGTTCCCCTCATGTTATAAGTTTTCTTTACTGTACCATCTTTATCCAATTGCTCAACACTCATATCAGCCATATAAGAACTTGGTTGTGTTAACCCAGTGTTCTCATTATGTTGATTAATGCCATTCATCCATTGTTCAAAAGAATTACGTACATTAAAGTCAGTATCATTAATCACAGTAACTGACCATGGTTCAAACGAACGGTCACCAGCTATTTGCAATTTACGACCCCTAAAAGGAACCTCAATGTTTGCAATAGTTGAAGCAGGTAACGATGCCGCCTTACACATGTAAGATGCTAAAGATACATCCGCAGTAACATAGCTTGGAAAAGCCATTGTCACTTTGAATAAATTAGGTCTAGCACCACCGCCAACTAACTTGGCTTTCATATCATCTACGCCTAATATTGCCATCTTTAATTACCTCCCGCGATTTCACTAAACTCTACGCCAGTTCGAGTGGCAATAAAGTTAAGTGTGATATAGTTAATAGAACGTGCAGGCTTAACATAAATATCTGCAACAAACTTATTAGTATCTATAATAGCTCCAGTGTTATTGGTTCCATCACAAACAACCTTAAAGTCTGTAATACCTCTACGTCCTTTAACATCTCTTAAAAAAGGTTCAACCATATTTCTGAATTGAGCCCGTGTAAACTCATCATTAAATTCAAATAATGATGCTTTAGATGCTACGCTTATAGCCTCTTCCATTACAATAAACAATCTACGCACATTGATTCTATCAAATGCTGATGGTTTAACTTGTAATGTTTTATCACCATACAGAACCGTACCTGCACCAGGGAATGTTACAACTGGGTTAATACCCTTTTTATATAACGAATCTCTGTTTGCTTGGTCAGGATTATACGCTAGTTTAGTAACATTTCTTAAGTTACCACGTGTAAATCCAGCCGGTGAGAACCATGCATCTGCGACTAGGTCGGCATTTGCTGTTAGTCCTGCACAGGTTCCTGCGCCACCAATCCAACGATGTGCATCGTTGTATTTGTCATATACATATAATCGACCTGAGTCCATAAATGCATAAGAAGATGATGTAACAGTATCTCTGTTTGTTGATATATTGGTAAATGTAGTGCTTGCAGAAGTAACATATTCTGCGCCACAAGGTGAAACAAATGCCACCACATCTTTTCTTGCATCTGCAATGGCTACTAGATTATTAGTAATTGTCAGGTTATCAGCCCTTGCTAATGAAGTATTAGCTTGGAAAATCAAGTCAACATCTACAGTTTCTTTGTCGCTAAACAAATTATAAGCTGTGTTTGTCTCTGCTGCTGTCAATACGTTATCATCGGCACCACCAGTAAATTCTGCAAACGCATGGTTAACTCGCGTAAATGCATTACTTACCGCTGATTCACCAGCATCTGTTAAAGCTGCTGGATGATTTCCGATATATACCCATTCAGAATTGTTGTTAATGACGTCTTTATAGTATAAAGAACTGCCATCTGGTCCTTTCACATCATTTGCCTGACTTAAAAAAGTCCAATATTCAAGTATGCTATTAGCCGTACCTGTAATTGTACCATTTTTATCATAAACAAGTAAGTGAATTTCATCATTCGAGCCTCCTACCGCTGCTGCTCCCGCTGATGTTCCTGGTGAGGATTCGACATTGTCGGTCCACCAAGACGACCCAAGAAAACTCGTTGGGTCTGTTGCGTATGCTACTCCGATAGCATTGCCTGTAACTCCAGGATATCTGGCTTGTGTCCAGTCTCCAGCCGCAGGTGTTTGCGTATCGAATATTTCTTTATTTTTTGTTAGAATACCAGTACCTGATGCTGTTCCATTTAGTGCTGAACTTCCAACCGCTCTGACAACGCGTAAAGCACTGCCATAGCTCAAAAATTGGGCCGCGTTAAGAGTGGTCTCAAAAGTTTCCGCTCCTGGCTTTCCAAATTTGTCGATTAACTCCGTTTCGCTACTCACGGTAGTGATTACATCACATGGACCCCAAGCAAAACTTCCTGCTACGGCTCCCACAGTTGTTGATGTAGACGGTACGACGTTAGTTAAGTCGATTTCTTTTACCTGTACTCCAGGTGAAACTAGACTTGCCATGTATAACTCCTATGTCATTTTGTTATAAGATTTGCATAATAAGACATTTTCTCAATATACTTATTTATAATTCTCAACCTCTCCACACTTGCCACCCAGTTCCAAACGGATGTTCTGGTTCTTTTTCAGGCATAACCCCTACTGGTATCACTTCATCTTCCAATTGTTTAACCTTTTCTTTATATAACATACGTTTTAAGTCAACATCAGTTGATTCAGCAAAGAACGGGGTGGATGTGAACCACCCAAACATAACCAAATTCATCATTAAATCGTCATGTGAATTGTGGTCTGCCTCATAAGAAGAGCCTTTTGCAACAAATGTACTCATCTCTCTTATGGTTTCCTCATCATTTATCACTAACTTATGTTGTTCCATTATATCTTTTATATTGGAACAACCCATTCTTTTAATTTTTCTAGTCATGGTTACACCAATAGCATTCGCTTTAATCATACTCTCAACAAATACATTCTCATATTCTAGGTCATAATATAAACCATTACATACCACTTGGCCTGCATCATTTGATTCAACCACGACATAGCATTCATTATAGTGTGTGGCATACTTAAATAATAAATCAGGGAATAATAAAGGCGACATCATATTATCTCTAAATGTGCATACCTGAATAAATGGATTAACACTAACATCTATAATAGTGAACGTGGAATAATCCATTCCTCTACCTTTAGATACATCCACAAACATTAAATAATTATGTCCTTCCTCAGGTTGTTTCCATATTTTTATACCATTAATTATTTCCTCAGGGGATTGTGCTCTTAAAGCTAATAGACAATCAGCAGATATAAGAGTATTACCCGTACCATGAAATGAATTACCAAACTCTTGGTCAAACTGCAGCTGGGAAGTATTTTCAATAGTCATCTTCTTCCATACTTCATCCCTTCCTGGT